TTTTTTAAGTCTATTGTCAACATCCATTTTAGTTCCATTTGTACCAATAGTATTAATACACATTTCACAATTATCTAATAAATATTTATCTTTTGATTCATATTCAGTTAATTTACACTGCCAAAAATCACATACATCTAGTTCACAACATACTAATTGTTGTTGTACTTGACAATAATAATAATATGGACAAATTTCACCTTGTATTTTACCACTTGTTACAATATCTCTTGTTACAGGACATTTAATTTCTAACATACAACCTAATCTATCAGAAAATTTATTATCTAATGTATATTTTGAACAAATACCATCAGGTGATGCACCTAATATTTTATATTTATCAGATGGTAATGCACCAAATTCAAAAACTCTTGAATTATAAATATGTTCATAAATTCCTGTTGCTGTTGATTCAAATTTGACACCATGAAAAACTGTAGCATTTGCTCTAAAAGGAAAATTAGGATCGCACTTTTTCAAAATAAATGATTCTACTGGTTCATATGGATTTAAATCTATTGCTGCAGCCATATCAGATGCTGTTATACGAGTATATCTATAATCATACCATTCTTGTGATCTTTGTGCAGGTTGTGGCAAATCTTTTAATTTATTAAAATGTTTATTTAATTTTTTATATTTTGATGGTACTTTAATATCTGGATATTTTTCTTCACATTCTCTAAAACAGTTCTTACCATTATCAAATGATAAATTAGAATCATATACATAATATTTATTAAATAATCTATTAAATATTTCATTCATAATTTCCGGTGTAACATCTGCAAATTCATTTTGTAAATCACGATAAACTTGGTGTTTAATCTTTGCTAATTCTAACATATCAATTTTTGCGTTATTACCAATGATATTATTTAATATATTTACACTTTTTTCGAGCATTAATGATATATTTCCAAATGACATTTATTAAATAGTAATTAATATTGTTTAAATCATTATTAATTCAATTTATTTTATTATAAATTAATCATTCAAATAATAATATTTACCATTTTTATACTGTAAATCTACTAGTGAAATTATTTTACCATTAATTTCATCATAACTTACTTTTTCTTTTTTTGTTAAAACTTTTAATTTTATTAGTTCTATTAAATCATCACGTAACTGAAACCTTTCTTTTTCAGAATTAATTTTTAAATTATTAACAAACTCTTTAATTTTTAAAATTTTATGAATTGCATTTAATTTCGTCCATGATTTTTTATATAAACTATCATCTGAAAATATTTGTTTATGATTATCGGATTCTATTGATGATGTTAAATCAAGTTTATCTGAAACTTTATCTGACATTTTTTCTGTTTGTGTATCATCATTTTTTGTTGTATCTAATAAATTATCTTCTGATAGTTTATAATCATTTTTAATCGTAATTAATAAATTTTCATAATATTTATTAATCCAATTATAATTAGGATCATCGTGAGATAAACTATATAATAATCCTTGGTAATATTTTATATTTAATTTTGTTTTAATTATGTCAACGTCCATACTTTATATAAATAATATATATATCTTTAACGTACTTTTTTCAATATTTATAGTGTATATAAATATTGAAAAATTAAATTATAATTAATATAATTAATTAATTATAATGTCTAATAATGAATTATTTGAATATCTTTTTGCATTAAGAATATCATTACAAGATTCGTATGAAAATGAATCTGATATTATTAGGGAACTTAAATATTATTTAAGAGATATTAATACACCTTCTACACAAATAAATCAAACTTTACATGATTTTTATAATTTATATGGTATTAATATATCTGTTGAAACAATTGATCAAGTACCAACAATGACAACAAATGTATTAAGTAATATCTTAGGATATATTTTAGGTTCTAATAATAGTAACGATAATATCGATAATAATATTAATGATAATAGCGATGATAATAGCGATGATAATAACAATGATAATAGCGATGATAATAACAATGATAATAGTGATGATAATAGCGATGATAATAGCAATATTAATAATGATAATAGCAATATTAATAATGATAATAATAATATACAAGCAATAAATAACTTTACAAATTCAATATTAGAATTTCTATCAAATGACCAACCAACTGATGAACTATATAATCAACCAATTAATAATAATATATATACTTTTCAAAATCCTCAACTAATACAATCACTACTACAATATAATAGTAATAATTTATCACAAAACTCTATGATTACACTTTTTAATTCATTTGTCAATAATGATAATAATATATTTTCTGATGTTGTTATAACAACTGATGAACACGATTTAAAAGCATTAAAAACATATAAATTAGAAGATGATTCAGATATTAATTGTAGTATTTGTATGGAAAATATGAAGAAAGATGAAACTATATTAAAACTCAATTGTTCACATACTTTTCATAATGATTGTATAAAACAATATCTTGAAAAATATAATTATAAATGTCCAATATGCAGAGACGAAGTTGGAAAACCAAAATATAATATATAAAAAAATTATTTATAGTTTATATATTTTATTATTGTATATAATTTCAATGTTGAATATTTTTTTATTGTTTTTATTATTGTTTTTATTATTGTTTTTATTATTGTTTTTATTATTGTATATATTCTTATTATTGTTTTTATTATTGTATATATTCTTATTATTGTACATATTTTGTTATTTTATTGTATATATTTTTTTATTATTATTATATATATTTTTATTTTCGTATACATTTTTATTATTGTATATAATTTTATTGTTGTACACATTGTTGGACACCTTGTTGTACACCTTCTTGATGTTGTGATTCATGATTATTATTTGAATTATTAGATTGATTTAAATTATTTAATAAGTCTAATATTTGTCTTGTTAAACGTTGATTACAATCACTTGTAACTGTTTTTGTAAGACCGCTTAATTTTGAAATTTCTGCTTCTAATTTAACTTCTTCTTTATCAAAAGATTGAAATATTTTTTTAAGTTGTGATATTGTATCTGGTGGTAAGGTTGTAAAATTAGGCAATTCCATTGTAAATCTTATGTATAAATCACCCTTTTGACCAGTTTGTAAAGATGTCATACCTTCACTAGCAATCCTACGTACAGTATTAGTATCTGTTTTACTAGAACTACTTATATGTAATTTTCTGCCATCTAAATGTGTTATTATTTTATTAAATCCAAATAATGCTTGATATAATTTTAAGTCTATATTAATAAATAAATTATCATCAATTCTTTTAAATTGTTCATGAGGTTTTATATTTATTACTACAACTAAATTTGTTTTTATATTTTGTAAATGATGTCCTTTATGTTGTAAACTGATTTTATTACCTTCTGAAAGTCCTGACTTTAATGTAATTGGAATTGTTTTTTCTTGTGTAATAAAACATGTTCCTTTACACATTTCGCATTTATTTGTTTCTTCTATTACTTTACCTGAACCTTTACATATATGACATTCGCATAATGTATTTTGTATTATAGGACCCATACGAATTTGTCTAACTTGTACACCTTGACCATTACAATTATTACACATTGTTTTATCACCATTTTTAGAACCTTCGCCTTTACATTTAGTACAATCTATTTTCTGTTTATAAATAACATTAACTGTTTCTTCATTATATAATTGGTCTAATGTAACAGATATTGTTATTACTATATCTTCAACATTTGTTTGTTTTCTACCCATTCCACCCATAGAAAATTGAAATCCTTGACCAAACATATTACCAAAATCTGCAAAAGGGTTACCTACTGATTCATCTTGATTCATACCATTATTAAAAATATCCATTCCGATTTGATCATATAATCTTTTTTTTTCTGCATCTAATAATATTTCTTTGGATTGTGTTATATCTTGAAATTTAATTGTATTTTGTTCTTTTACTTCAGGTGTTGAATTAACATGTTTATCTGGATGATATTCTTTTGATAGTTTATTATATGCTTTTTTAATTTCTGAATCTGTTGCATTTGTTGATATTCCTAACCGATCATATAATACTGTATCTTTTACCATTAAAACTAATATGTCAGTATTCTTTTAATTATTTATGTTTAATTTTGTAAAATGATTTATATAAAGAGATATTTTTATATTTAAATAATGGCTAAAAATATAGATGCAACTAATGTTATTAATGTTTTTATAGATGGTGATAAAACTTGTTTTATTTCAAAATCATCAATTCAAAAATTTAAACAAATAGTTAGAACATCAGAATTTAATATTAACAATGTTGATGAACTCAGTAATAAATTTATGAAACCAGGATTTAAATTAATATGTTATGAACATACAAATAATTTAGAATACAAATTTAAAATAGATGATATCAAAATAGATGATATCAAAATAGATGATATCAAAATATGTAATGCCGTTATTAATTCAGATAAAACCCAAAAAGATAAACTACGTGATAAAATAAAAGAATTATCAAAAATAAGAAAAAATAGTAATTATTATAAACCGAAATCGTCTGATAATACTGATAATATAACACCGGATGTAGCTGAAATTTATAAAGAATATAATAAACTTGTTAAATTATCAAAAGTTTCAATTCCAATACCAGAACCAAAAGAAATTTTAGAAAATCCAGATCAATATAAATCAATACTTTCAATGGTATTAAGCAATGGTTCAATGAAT